ATTTTCGCTCTGACTAACTCCTAAAGTTTTAGTCTCGGCTGTTGTAGTTCCAAGTTTACCTCTTCCTTGAGCAGCAAAAGCTTCATACCTAGCTGCTTTTGGAGTACCAGGTATAATAGGCTCGTTCTTTATGTTTTCTAGTTCGTCTTCAGGTAGCGTATTTTCATCAAGAATTGAAGCTTTATGGAAATTTCGGAGAAGAGTCTTATGGGATATTGCTCCGTTAATCCAAGATTGGACTAATTCTCTAATTTCCGCTGCTGTTGTTGCAGGAGCTATAAATTTCGTATCCGGAGTAAAAGGTACTTCAGATATTTCCTTAGACAGAATTTCAGCCATAGATTTTATTGTATTATTAATTCCCATGGCAATCGAACGCACCATTGAAACCAAAGTTGAGGCAGAGGCCGCCTGCTTCAATCGCACTGTTTCAGGAGTTTCTGCGGGCCGGTGAGTAGTATCTAAGAGCTGGGTACCAAGAGAAAGAGCATGATTTGACAGATCATCTATTTGGTTCTTCATATGCGATAAAGCTGATGTATCTGTTTTTGTATAATAGGCTTTTGCATCCGGATTAGAAAGAATCAACGCGACAGATGATCCAATGGCTGAAGGTGCTGTATCAGCGTCCATTCCTGATATAACTAACATCGGCGAACACGACATAAACTCAGATTGTGCAAGATCCGCTGATTTTCTGTATATTGAAAGGGCTGTCGAGGCAATCGGAAAAAGAGGAGACGGGTCTACATCAGGCGTATTATTGAGTGATCCTATAAACACAGTAGGAATATAGTTAAGCGTTTTTCCCATAAATGAAGTTACATTTGTTGATATCGCCTCATCTTGTCCCTCAGGATTCTTAATTACTCTCGTCGAATACTTATTATCTTGATCGATAAATTGTTCAATTATCATTTTGCCCGTATTACCAAAAGAAAAAGCAGGTTGCTCTACCATTCCAAATGATTCATTCTCAACAAAACGAGTACCTGAGAGCTTTCCGTATTTATCTTGTGCCCAATTTAGCGACGTTTCAGCAGTATAAGTAACGAAATGGAACCGATCAGTTGCTTCATTATAGTCAAAAGTTAAAGGAATTCTTCCCGTTGTTATGACTTCTCGGAGCAGATAGATATAAAATTCTATCATAGACAGACCAGAAAGAGTTGCATCTTCCTCAAGATATTCTAATTCTTTCGGAAGTTTTATCTCAGGGAGGGAGGTTAAGGCTAATCCGATTAGGCCTCGCAGTACATAAGCAGGTATTTCAGGAAATTGGGCTCGAGTAAGATAGGCTCTATAGGCTTCATTTGGGTGATAATTAGGATTATACTGCGATTGTAGTGTTTTTAGAAGATCTGAGGCATATAATTGGGAATAATACGCATTAGATTGTGCTGTAGCTGAAGGCCCTGGTATATCCCTCATTGCTGAAGGTATCGGAAGATAAAGCTCATTTTTGAATTTTATCTGAGCCTCTCCTTCTATAGCATCTCGTGAGGATAACCAACGAAAGATATTCGAAGAATACTTCGTATGCGTTGGGTAATTCTGTGAATATAAAATACTCAATTCAGATAAATTCGCTTTATTTGCCACTATCTTATCCTATCCCTTATGTGTTCATGTATTTATGCGTGTTCCTATTTAAAGAACTACGTGAGTGTGTTCCTATTATGCTCGCTCTAGTTTATATTAATATTTATAGAATCCTACCGGCGCACCGTTTTTCGCCTAACCAAAGGAAGAAATAGGATCTTTATTGTTTAATACACCCTTACTGTAGAAGTCGTAAACTTTGGTCGGTCAATATGGAACATATTGTGTATAAAATATCCCGCAGAATCATTAAGATCGTCTATGTTGTCAGATTTATTTTTCTCAGGTAACCCATTCGAATCATAAACCTGTTTCTCAAGAGCGAACGTATACTGAGGACATGCATTAGTGTTAACAAGGTAACGTCGATTATCATGCCGATCTTTGAACATGACGTTCATTGTAATCACTCGATCTTTAATTCGAGGGTTAGAGTGCGGTAGTTTGAGAGTATAACCCGCCGCTCTTAGCATCTGAATGTCCGATTTTGATGCATCTGTAGATTTTGAGGACTTCCCTGATGCATCCGGGTACAGGGTTACTTTATAATCACTATACTTTTCATTTAGCGTAGTAATCATATGCGCCGTATCTTCAAGACTTGTGATCTCTTCAACTGCTCGGGGAATTTTCTTTCCTTCCTCATTTAAATCGAGTACATGAACAATTCCATTCATATTGTGAACGTTGAAATCCAAACCAATGTGAAGATGATCTCCTTCTTCAATTTTGCGGTCTGTATGATTATCTAGTCGATTGAACGCTTTATACACATTATGAGACTCTAAATTAACGAATTCTCCATTAAGATACGCTTCAATTAGATTTTCAGGATAAGTCTCATAAAGGGACTCTATATAGTCTTCCGGCAGATGTGGATTTGTTCTTGTGGGTGCTTTTATAATTACATATTTCGGCCCACCTTTTTGTACCCATCGATTGTGGCAAAAAGCAAAGCCCTCAGGAGTGGTTGCAACTGACACTTGATTAAGCGGAGGGATCAGAGAAGATTCTCGCCCACCAATGAGATGAGCCTTTTGTCTAGTACGAGCTATTATTTTGTTCCATGCTTCATCAGCGTTTTTAAAACTCATCGTATCGAGTTCTTCAACGTACGATGATTTCACTTCGAAACCAACAATGCGGGATGGGTCGTCCATAGATCGCATTAAGAGCATCGATTTATATACTTTGCCAGCTGCTTTAATCACAAACGTAATTGTGCTATCCGTTTTATTTAATCGATAATTGATTCTTGTATTATCTAGCAGTTCTGTAAGTCGCGGTATCGTTATATCTCGAATTAAGCCATACGAAGGTGCAAATAAAGCCAAGTCATTTCTAGGATAAGCTTTTTTCTCTGCAACCATTTTTGTATAGAGGGCATGACTTTTTCCTGACCCGAACCCTCCTAAAAATAAAGGAAATTTTTCCTGGCATCGTATAAATTTACCTTGCGGTGGGGTTAGAATGACTTTCATAGGGCTAATTATAATATATCTTTATAAAGAAGTACACCTCTTCTATTAAATTAAATTAATCGAGAATCTTTTATATAGCATACTGATGTAGTATTTGAGTTTGGTTAAACTAAAATACTACATCAGTATGCTATATAAAAGATTCTCGATTAAAGATAATACGCCGTAGTTACGTCGTATTTAAGTTTAATTAAATACGACGTAACTACGGCAGTAGAATATTTTGCCCCCAAAAAATTTTAAAGAAGTTTTAATTGAGAAAATTTTATCAATTATCATAATAATGTCGTATTTGAGTTTTAGTAAACTAAAATACTACATCAGTATGATACTTGATAATTTTTCTCAATTAATTGAAAGAAGATCTTGTATTACTGAAAGGGTCTGACATTATTGGTGGTGTTGTTTTAGCCTTTAGAAGTTGTCTTTTTAATTCTAGGTGTTTTCTAGCCAATGGGTTGACTTCTGGTAGTATTTCAGTAAAAATATGCCCGTAACCAAAGAAAAAGAATCTCTGCTTAGCACCTGGTTTAACGATTTCACGCAAAAAGTAGCAAACTCTTTCTCCTTGTAACATTGCTGATTCATACTTTTGTGAATCAAGAGGGCATATTGGGGCCATACAGCGTGAGAATTTTGGGCATTCTTCACAGTTCATATACATTGTTCTCCCTTAACCAAAAGAAAAAGAAAGAATTCGCTTTAAGTTGTTTATTTTTGATATAACTAGTAGTTATATCATGATTTAATTTTAAATTTTCTAATTTAATTTTATCATCGTTATCTTCAATAACATTTAAAGCTTTACTAACATTTTCAAGTTCAAGACAATCACAAATATGTTTTGCACAAAACCACTCTATGCCTTCGTTATCTACCAATATGATAACTTCAGTTCCTTCGAAATTGAACATCGTTGTTAAGTCTTTCATTTAGGTCTCCTAAACTTAACCGAGAATCTCGGTTTAAGAAAGTCTTTATTTACTAGAAATTATATTATACAACACTTTGAATTATTTGTAAACCACTATATTTATTAGAATATAATTGAGAATCTTTATATGGCGTACTGATGTAGTATTTGAGTTTAATTAAACTAAAAAACAACATTACTACGCCATATAAGAGATTCTCGGTTTAAGTACACAATATAAAGATTCTTGGTTATAGAGCAGAATCCAAAGCCAGATATCCCCATAATTATCAGAAGTAAAAAATAAGGTGAAATGTAGGTCTGGAGCCTAGATGGGCGCATTGAAACTTCGAATAAATATTAAATGAGCGAAAGTTTCTTAAGAACGTTTCCCCCCAAAAATCCGACAGTTCTACATTTTAATAATAAAAATTATTTATATTGACCATTAAAATTTTGTATTAAATTATATTATTATATTATTATATTAATATATTATTATATTATAATATATTAATATAATAATATAATAATATGGCCATATTATTATATGGCCATATTAATTTTATTTATAATTATTATAATTTATTTTTATTATAAATTATTATATTTATAATAATTATT